ATCGCCTTTCAAGGAGGGGAGTAAAATGAAGGATATGACGATAGTGTGTGTGATACTTGGTGCTGTTGTGCTCATCAATGTGTGGGCGGCAGTAGGTCTTTTTAAGGACAAGGATTGAGAATGAAAAGGGACGGCAGAAAGCGCGTCCGAGTTATTAACTAATTATTTTTTTGGGACTATGAAAGTAAAAGTGAATTTGAAACAGGTTGTCATCAAGGATATTGAGGGCAACGAGATGAAGGCTGACTTCTCGAAGCAGATCGGTAACTACCTGTATATGCAGGGGCAGGACATCGAAGAATGTGAGCTTGGAAAGAAGATCTATTTTGCCGAGGGCGAGGTAGAGATGGACGAGAAGGAATGCGAGATGGTGAGAAGGGCCGTGAGCGGGTATAGCTACATTGCGAGGACGGCAGTAAGTAAAAGCCTCTCCCCCGAAAAGACAGAATAACGGGAAAGACAGAATAACAAAATAACGTTTAAAGACAGAATAACAGAATAACTTAAAGAAGCCAGCACGAGTTGCTGGCTTTTTTTTGTGGTAAACCTGCGGGGGGAAGATTCTGGAATTATGAATTAAGAATTATGAATTTAGAGGTGTTGCCTTTGGCAAGTAGAAAGTAAGAAGGGAAAATTAAAGACCATACCCCTATAATGGAGTAAGGAGTAATGAGATACAGATAATTGGGATGGAGATTACATTTGACGCTATCATTAGTGTGGTTGGCATGCTGCTGGGTGGAGGATGCGGCGCATTCTTCACGTGGCGGTGGCAACGGAAGAAGGCGAAAGCCGAGGCGGAAGAAGCTGAGGTTGACATGGCTCAGAAGGTGCAAGAGACCTACGAGCGTATTCTTCAGGCGAAAGATAAGGAGGTGGAGGACAACCACCGGCTGATTGGCGAGTTGCGGATGGACCGCGACCACTATAAGCATGACAGGAATGAACTGAGGGAGCAGGTTGCGCATATGCAGGATGATATTTTCGAGATGAAAAAGGAGATAGCCAGGCATGGCAGGATGGTGGAGACGATGCGCCCTTTCATGTGTTATGACACGAAATGTAAGAAGCGTATGCGCCACCCCACCCCTGACCCCTCCCCGTGCGGAGAGGGGGAAAGCCCTACCACCCCCAGCCCCTCCTCCAACCCCTCCCCGAGCAGGGAGGGGAGAAAAAAAGACAGAATAACAGAATACCCCACCCCCAGCCCCTCCCCGTGCGAAGAGGGGAGAAATAAAGACGGAGGAACGACTATAGACTTTAGACTTTAGATAATAAAAACGGGAATTATGATATACAAGAAAGGATCGCGTGGCGAGATGGTGAAGAGGATACAGAAGGTGCTGTATGCTGCCGGTTTTCCGTGCGGGATGATTGACGGCATCTTCGGGCAGCTGACGGAGGAGGCGGTGAAAGCCTACCAGAAGGCGAATGGCATGAAGGTGGACGGCATCGTGGGTCCTGGTACGCTGGCGAAGATGGGCATCGGTGAGGAGCAGAAGACTTTCAGCTTGAAGAAGAGCAGGCGGGTGATCAATGAGATTATTGTGCACTGCACGGCTACGCCTGAAGGACGGGAGGTGCAGATGTCGGAGATCAGGAAATGGCATAAGGACAGAGGCTTTTCTGATGTGGGCTACCACTATGTGATACACCTGGACGGACGGATAGAGATTGGACGCGACGTGGATATTTCAGGTGCGCACTGTACGGGGCATAATGCCCACTCGGTCGGCGTGTGCTATGTTGGAGGGTTGGCGACGGACTGTAAGACCCCGAAGGATACCAGGACGGCAGCACAGAAGGAGTCGTTGATGAGCCTGTTGAAACTGTTGCGGGCGACGTATCCGTTGGCGAAGATTCGAGGACATAGGGACTTTGCGGCGAAGGCGTGTCCGAGTTTTGACGCGACGAAAGAATATAAGAGTATATGACCCCCTCCCAGCCTCCCCCGAACGGGGGAGGAGAGTAAAAGACGGATAGATGACTATAGACTTTGGACGGTTAGACGATTTTTTAGACGGATAGACGAAGGAACGACTATAGACTTTAGACGGATAGACGATTTTTTAGACGGACAGACGGGGGAAAGGGCCACCATCCCTGCTTGAAGATTGCTCCATGAAGATGCAATCGCCTCCGGGGGAGGAGGGGAGTAAGGAGACGGATAGACGGAGGAACAACTATAGACTATAGACTTTAGACGGTTAGACGGATTTTATGAAGAAGACTGTTGCGATAGTGCATTATAACACGCCGGAGCTGTTGCGGGCGTGTATGCTCAGCATTCTGAAGCAGGGTGCGGAGTGGCACTTCGTTGTGTTTGAAAACAGCGATAAAGCCCCTCTCTTGCCCCAACAGATTGGGGGAGGCGTTACGATGGAGGTGATTGACAATACGAAGGGGCAGGTTATAGACTTTGAGGCGGAGTTGGAGAAGTATCCGAAGCGGTTGAAAAGAATGGCTGTGGAGGGTAAGTGTAACTTCGGGAGTGTGAAGCACATGATGAGTGTGGACTGGCTGATATGGAACATCAAGGAGCCGTTTGTGCTTTGCGATAGTGATATTCTGCTGAAGGCTTCGATAGATGACCTGTTCGATGACGGCTTCACGGCTGGCGGTAAGTGCGAGACGGAATGGGGACGCGGAATGCATCGGCTGCTGCCGTATATGTGCTATATCAATGCGCCGGAGTGTAGGCGACTGGGCTTGCATTTCTTTGACCCGAAGCGGGCGTGGGGACTGGGGGCCGGTACGGAAAATGGCAACTGGTATGACACGGGGGCCTCGTTCTTGGAAGACCTGAAGGCTTGCAAGGAGGCGCGGTTGAAGACGGTTGATGTGATGGCAAGGATAGAACATCTGGGTGCTGGATCGTACAAAGGAGGCGAGAAGGCTCCTGGGTGGTTGGCGAGGCATAGGTATTTGTGGGAACCTCTCCCCCAACCCCTCCCCTTGCAGGGAGGGGAGAAAAGAAGAAATCAAAATGATGAGATTATGATAGAGCATGTGAGTGTATTCAGTCAGGACGGCAAGCAGTATCACTTGTCGGCCGAGAAGGGATGGCTGTTGAAGGCCAAGGATACGGGAGCCGTGAGGCAGGTTGTAAACACGATGAAGATTGACAGGTGGGAGGTGATTGCCGACCCTACGGTGGCGGCTGTGACACAGCCGCATACTCAACTGGAAGAGAAACCAAAGGAACGGAAGCGCAGAAAGCCAAAGCGTGCATGAAACGGTACACGGTGCTGACCTATATCTTCGGCGGTTACGAGATTGTGCAGGAGGTGATGGAGAAAGACCCGAATGCCGAGTATCTGCTGATTACCGACGACCCACGCCTGAGGAGCAGGACGTGGGAGGTGGTTGTTGCCGACGGTATGGACGGCTGGCCTGTGATGGAGAAGTGCTACTACGTGAGGTTTCATCCGTTTGAGTTTGCACATACCGACACAGTGGTGAGGATTGACGGTTCGATAGAGATGCGCCAGCCGCTGACGGAACTGATGACGGAGTTCTATGGAGGCAAGTATGACAGGTGCCTGATGATCCATCCGCTGAGGAACAGATTCGACGTGGAACTGGATGTGTGGGTGAAGTGTAGGAAATACCCGCGAGCGGTGGCTGACAGGTGCTTGAAGATGATGAAAGGCTTCGGTTATGACTTGGGCTATCAGGGTATGTTTCAGGGGTGCTTCGAGGTGGTGCGGAAGACGGCAGTAAACCTCGACGCAAACAGGCTGACCTATCACCTGATGAAATATACGGGTGGTGACGAGATAGACAGGTTGGACCAGCACATCTTCTCTTTTGTCGTGAATACGCAGTTCAGCGAGACGATGAAGATTCTGCCTGTGAGTGAGGACATCGTTACTGACGGGAAATGGATGCAGTGGTATGGGCATCACTCAAAGTCGGCGATAGCGCAGAAGAAGGCAAAGCAGCCGATGATGTTTAATAAAGAGGTAATACCCTATTTCTGACAGAATAACAGGATTTAAAGACATAATAACATAATAACAGGAAACCTACCACCCCCAGCTTGAAGATTGCTCCATGAAGATGCAATCGCCTTCGGGGGAGGAGGGGAGTTGGTAAACCTGAGAACTGAAAAGGAGTGTATTGAAAAAGGAAAGAGATATGGATAATTTCTTTATGAACATATTCAGGAAGCGTGAGGCTCCGATTGGTATTCCTGTGACGACTGACCCCGGCCATCCTTCTAATCAGGAGGCTGTGAAGGGAGGTTCGTTTGAGGAGAACATTGCGTATGTCAGCGACCAGGAGCGTGCGCTGAGGATTGCGACGTACTACCGGTGTATGGAGCTGCGTGCAAACACGATGGCTCAGCTTACGCCACAGTATCAGCAGTTGAATGGGGAGAAAGGCAACTATGTGGAGTATGACTATGGTGCCTGGCGGACGTTGAACTGGTTGTTGCAGCGTCAGCCTAATGAGTTGATGTCGGCTTTCGAGTTCTGGCGACAGGTGGAGATTGAGACGGTGGCTCGTGGCAATGCCTTCATTCTGATTCAGCGTGATATTTTTGGTAATCCTGAGTCGTTCTGGTTGGCCACGAGCGGCAGTTATAATCAGATGACGAATACCTACCTGCTGACCTACAACGGAGCGGGTGGTGAGTGGTCGAAGTATAACGTGCCTGCGAAGGACGTGATACACGTCGCCAACACTTTCAGACGGCGTGGCGGTATGGTAGGCATCAGTACGCTTAACTATGCCTCGGAGATGCTGACGCTGAGTAAGACGCTGGACAATTCCGCTTTGGAGACGGCAGCCAAAGGAGGTAGGATGAAGCTGTTTATCAGTGAGAGTCAGGGAGGCAGTGTCGCCCCTATTGCCAACGGTCGTTTCGACCCGAAGGAGGCGCAGAAGTATGCCGACGAGATCAACGAGCGGATGTATAGTCGTGATGTGACGGCCTTGCAGAACCTTGACAAGATTCAGAGTGTGAGCATGAGTGCGGCAGACATGCAGCTGTTTGACCAGCGGCAGTTTGGTGTGGCCGAGATTTGTCGAATGATGTCGGTGCCGAGGACGCTGGCTATGGACGGCAGTAATTCGAGCTACAAGACTCCCGAAGCCGACCGTCTGGACTTCCTGATGAACTGTATTCAGCCGAAACGCAGGTTGCTTGAAGACGAGCTGACGCGGAAGTTGCTTACGCCGAAAGATTTTGGCAAGGCGAGGATACACCTGTGTGAGTTGCCGCTGATGATGTTTGATACGATGGGCCGTGCAGAGATGGCAGCGAAGAAGATTGCTGCGGGTATCTCGACGGTGAACGAGGAGCGCAAGGAATGGGACATGCCAGCTGTGGAGAATGGCGACATCGTGTATATCTCGACGAACCTCATGGAGCTGGGTTCAGAGAAAGGACGGGCCGTCGGTGGCGGTGGAAGGCCGAGCGAAGGCGAAGGAGAGTCTGCTGTGGCACAGCAGCAAACTCAACAGGATGGCGACGATGAAGAGTAAACCATTCAGAATCAGAACAGCCGTAGCCCCACAGCCCATGAGCCGTGACGAGGTGATGGAATACTTCGAGAACTTGGAGCGGCGACGTGCGGTAAACCCAGAGCGCGAAAACGCCCGTATAATGAAACGAGATTTATAAACGAGATAAGAAAATGAAACAGGTAAGATTTGTACCCATCGAGGACTGCCAACTGCAAGTCCGAGAGCCACAGGAGGGTGAACGGGAAAGCCGCACCGTCGTTGGAATGCCCATCGTGTACGGTGTCCGTTCCGTCAACCTCACTCCGCTGTCAGAAGACCGCGAAGTCTATGAAGTGCTGGAGCCTGGTTTCATCACCCCCGAACTGTTGCAGCGGTCGGACGTGATCTTAAACCTGAACCACTCCACGAAAGTTCCCGACGTGCTGGGTCGTTACCGCAACAACCCAGAGCGTGACACTCTATCGCTCGACCTCGTGCCGCAAGGTATGAAATGCCGTTGCAGTTTGCCAAACACCAGCAATGCCAACGATACGCTGGTGCTGATGAAGCGCGGCGACATCACCGGCATGTCTTTCGCCTTCACCGATGACCCGCGCAACCGTGAAAGTGTTGAGTTTGAACAGACGAATGAGCG